GTACGTGGTAAGAAGGCTAACTTAATCTTATTTGAAGAAGCTGGTTCTTTTAAAGAGTTAGGAGCAGCATGGCAGATTGCTAGACCTTCTGTAGAGAATGATGGTGTGGCATTTGCTACTATGATTGCATTTGGTACAGGTGGTGATGAAGACTCTAACTTCTATACTCTTAAAGATATGTTCTACAACCCTAAAGGTTATAACTGTTTAGAGTTAAATAACATATGGGATGAGAATGTAGATGGTACCTATAGTGGGTTCTTTATACCTCAATATGCAAATATTGATATCCGTGATAAGCATGGTAAACGTTTATATATGGATGATGATGGGAATACTATACTTAGTGCAGCTATGCAGTTTGTACTAGGACAACGTAAGGAGGTAATAGATCATGCTACTAGTTCTACTGCAGTAGATAGATATGTTGCAGAGCGTTGTATTACTCCATCTGAAGCATGTTTGGAATTCAATGGTAATATATTCCCTAAGAAAGAATTGCAAGAACAACTTGCTAGAATACGCACTAATAAGAAATTAACAAACCATAAACAAGTAGGTGATTTAGTATGGGAATCTAGTGGTAGTCTTAAATGGATACCAAAGAAGACTGGAGATATTACCCATTTCCCTCTATCTAAGAACAAGAATAAAGACGGATATGAGACCACTCAAGATGCTACTGGAGCTATAGTTATATGGGAACACCCAGTAAAAGATGCACCTGTTGGTTTGTACATACTTGGAGTAGACCCTTATGATCATGACCAATCTGGTACTAATTCATTAGGATCTACTTTTGTATATAAAAGATTTTAGAATTTTGAAAACTACTATGACATCATTGTGGCAGAGTACACAGGACGTCCTCCTACGGCTGAAGAATACTACGAAAACCTTCGTAAGTTAGCTATATACTATAATGGGAGGATCATGTACGAAAATGAGCGTAAAGGATTATTTCCTTATTTTACTGCTAAGCACTGTGATTACTTACTTGCTGATCAACCTGATATTATTTCCGATGTTGTTGGAAACTCCAAAGTACAAAGGAAAAAGGGATGCCACATGAATAAGTAGATCAAACAATGGGGCGAAGGATTGATTAAAGACTGGTTAAATGATGAGAAATCACCAGGTCATAAGAACCTCCATGAGATACTATCAGAACCGCTATTAGAAGAACTTATAGCCTATAATGACACAGGAAACTTTGACCGTGTAATGGCGTTTATGCAGGTTATGATTTATCGAGAACAACTATATAATGTAGTTGTTAAAGAGAAGAAAAAGACAAACAGAGAAAGGTTATTATTCGACGGACCTGTCTTTGCATAGGACTATAGTTATGACGATAACTTTGGTCAAGTCGATGAAGATGTATATACATTCAATTAACATAATATGAAGAGTAAAAATATTGGTTCGTTTCCAGTACAAAAACTGCCTATGTCTAAGAAGACTAAGGCATGGAGAGAAGCCTGTGTTGACTATATAATTGGTAAGTCAGGCTTTAGTAATGGTGGTGGTAGAAACGGACGTACTAGATACGAAGAGATGTAGACGTATTATGATCTATATAATAGTATCTATAATGAGAAGGATCTCTTGTACGTTACTAATCCATTTAAATAGAAGGACGGATTCCCCGCTACTGCACAGGATTACAACATAATTAAGCCTAAGATAGACTTATTATTGGGAGAAGAAACTAAGCGCCCATTCAACTTCAGAGTTGTACGTACTAGTGATAATGCAACTAGTGAAGTACAAGATAGAGCTAAATAGATGTTAGAAGACTATATTATGGCTACTATCATGAGTAAGTTAGGACCAGAAGAACAGTAGAGATATCAAGAAGCATTATAGAATGGAGAGATAATGCAGCCTGAATAGATATAGAAATATATTAGTAAGGACTATAAAGATATTGCTGAAACTACTGCTTATCATAGTCTTAATTACTTAAAGAATAAACTTAATGTTACACATGAATTCTATAAGGGTTGGAAAGATGCTCTAATTGCAGGAGAAGAAGTATACTATGTAGGTATACTTAATGGTGATCCTTACTTAGAGAGAGTTAATCCTTTATACTTTAGTTATGACTAGAGTATAGACTTAGAGTTCATTCATGACTCAGATTGGTGCTGTCGTAAGATGATTATGTCAGCTACAGAAATCTATGACAGATTCTATGATAAGATGTCAGAGAAGGATCTAAATGAGTTACTTTTTATGATTGATGACGTAAGCAGAGGAGGTATAGATCCTGAATTACGTAAAAGCTCTTTAGACTATCCACATTTTAAGATGAAGTCTATTACTGGTGATAATCCATTCAATGCTTCAGATAATATTAATGTATGGCATTGTTGTTGGAAATCATTCAAGAAGATAGGTTTTGTATCGTATATAGACCCAGAAACAGGTACAGTAGATGAACTCCAAGTAGATGAATCTTACAAGGTTACTGGCATGGAGCTGAATGTGGAATGGACCTGGATTATTGAAGTATGGGAAGGCTATAGAATAGGTCAAGAACTATACGTAGGAATACAACCTCTTGAATATCAACACATCTCTGCAGACAATCTTAACTCATAGAAATTACCTTATACTGGAGTAGTATATAACAATACAAATAGTTCTCCTAGATCATTAGTAAGTATGATGAAACCATTACAGTATATGTATATTGTGTTATGGTATAGACTTGAACTTGCAATGGCTAGAGATAAGGGTAAAGTACCAGTGATTGATGTTACTTAGATTCCTAAATCTATGGGTATTGATGTTAATAAGTGGATGCATTACTTAGGTGCTCTAGGTGTAGCGTTCATTAACCCATATGAGGAGGGTTGGGATATACCTGGACGTGAAGGTGGTAAGCCATCATAGTTTAATCAGTTCCAATCATTAGACCTTACTATGGCTAATACTATTGATCAATACATTAACCTAATGGATAAGATTGAGTCAATGGTAGCTGAAATCTCAGGAGTAAGTAAATAGAGAGAAGGTTCAATTGCATCTAATGAACTAGTAGGTAATGTAGAAAGATCTGTAGTACAATCAGCACATATTACTGAGCCTTGGTTCTGGCAACATAATCAAGTAAAGAGAGAAGTTCTTACTATGTTATTAGATACATCTAAAGTAGCTTGGAAAGATAGCAATAAGAGATGCTTACATTATATATTAGATGATGCTACTAGAGCATTCCTTACTCTATCTGATGACTTCTTCTATGAAGACATGGATATCTTTGTAGATGATACTACTAAGAATCAACAGCAAGTAGAAGCTCTTAAACAGCTTATGCAGCCTGCTATGCAGAATGGTGCTAGCTTACTTGATATTGCTGAGATCATTACTATGGATAATATTAGTATGATCAAACAACGTCTTGAGGATATTGAGCAGAAACGTATGGAACAACAGCAAGCCGCTGAGGAAGCTGCAGCACAACGTGAACAGCAATTGATACAGATATAGAATGAAACTAAAGAAGAAGAGTTAATGATCAAGGAAGCTGAAATGGATCTTAAGAAATATGAGATTGATGCTAATAATGCAACTAAGATCACAGTAGCTCAACTTAATGCTTATAGAGGAATTCAAGATATGGATCAGAATGATAATGGTATTCCAGATCCTATGGAGATTGCAGCTCAAGCTCTTGAAGAGAGAAAACAAGCATCTGAAGAAGCAGGTAAACAGTTTGAATTTAATGCTAAGATTCGTGAACAGAACATGAAGAAAGAGATTGAAGATAAAAAGGTTGCCTTAGAGAAAGAGAAGTTAGCTTCACAAGAAAGATTACAAAAACAGAAAGATAAGGCTGCATTAGAAAGAGAGAAATTGAAAGCTAGAACAGCATTAAAGAATAAAGTAGCAGGAGAGAAATAATATGAAGATTATCAGAAATAACATCATACCTTTTAAAGGTTTTAAAGCTATTAACTTATTTGGCATATTATTTGTCAGAGGTAATGCTGAGTTATCAGATGAAGTAATCAATCACGAAAGCATACATACTGCTCAGATGAAAGAGATGTTGTATATACCATTCTATATTTGGTATGGTATAGAGTACTTATGTAAAAGATGGAACTATACAGCTAAAGAAGCTTATAGAGCTATCAGTTTTGAGAGAGAAGCTTACAACAATCAAGATAATCTAAATTACCTAAAAGAGCGTAAGCATTATTCATGGTTTAACTTACTTAATAAGGAGAAATAATTATGGCTTGTGGTGGAAAGAAATCCGGTGGTAAAAAAGGTAAAGGTGGAAAGAAGTAATTGAGAAATTATGGATAGAAAAGCATTTAAACAGAGAATGCAGGAATTGAAGTCTTACCGGGAGCAGAATCCCGGTAAAGGCTATCTTGATTGGAAAGCTAGTAAGTATGCTGAAGGTGGAGAGATACCACCTGAGAGAATAGAGGTAACAGATCCAACTACAGGTAAGAAATGGTCTGAGATGACAGAGGATGAAAAGTTGTCTTGGAGAAATGCTAGAGGGCGTAATCAAATAACTGGTAAACCTATAGCTAGAGGAAATCTTGAAGAGACATATCCTGAATTTGACGTATTAACTGGAATAAGAGGCATTACTAATGGTATAAAGAATATAGGTAAGAAAACTATAATAAAATCTAGTACTTCTTTAAACACGGGTGCAGATCCTACTCTTATGAATCGTAATGCAGCTTGGAATGCTAGAGTAGCTGAGCAAGAGAAATTAGTAAAGAATGTAGCAAATACTAGGTAGTAGTTTAACAGTTAGTTAAACGATACCTTCAATTCTCTTATTGATAGTGAAGATGCATTCAGGAGAGCTGTAAATGCAGATAAACGTTTTGGAACTGCTTATAAGGATACCTATTCTAAGTATTTACGTGACTATAACAATGGTAAGGGTATAAATGCAGTATTTGATGATAATATAGTGGATGGAACAAGAGCTTATGTTAACGTATATGATCCTAATACTATTAATATAAATAAAGCATTATATCCTCGTAAAGGTAAAGAACTAGAACCGGGACTTATTACTCATGAAGTCGGACATAGTGTAGATATAAAATCTGGAGACGGATTGATAAAGAATTTAGGTGATAGGACGAAATTTATTGAAGATGATATTTTATATTAGAGATATCCCAAAACTGGAGAAAGAATAAAAGAATATCTGTGGGACGGAAGTGAAATTAAATCTCATATGAATGAATTCAGAAATTATCTAATGAATAAGGGGAAGTGGTCTCCGAATGAAACTCTTAAAAGTCTTTAGAAGAAACTATATGATCCCAGTGATAATGGGTTATTTGATAATATGAGAATACTGTTTGATACATATAAAAATAAAAAGCAGTTCTTAAAAGATTATAATACTATACCTATAGTAAGTAATAATAATTACAACAATTTAGTATGATATACAATAAAAAGGGGGAAATAGCGGAAACAGCTAAGAATAAATTGTCAATTATACAATCCTATTTTGATAGACTTAAAATGGGAAAGGAATGGTATGATAGCGCTATGGTTGGACTAGAAGATCTTCCGTTTTAGGAATGGCCGGAACCTCCTATAGAAACGTGTGTTACAGATGAAGAACTAAAAGCCTATAGAAAATATATTAAAGGAAGATACTTTTCTGCAAAAGAGAAAGACGTGATTATAGATTACTTACTTGATTGCTTAGTGAATAACGAGGTCTTTGAGTATTCAACATTAGGACCAAATATATACAAAAATGAACATAGCATATCCAATGTATCCGATACCTAGTTATAAGAAAGGTGGGATACATATTAAAAAGAAGAATAGAGGGAAGTTTACTAAGTCAGCTAAGGCTGCAGGACAAAGTGTACAAGCCCATGCACACAGTGTAATGAACAACCCTAAAGCTACTACTCTATAGAAAAAGAGAGCAAATTTTGCTATTCAAGCAAAGAAATGGGCTAAGAAAAGAAAGAAAAAATAAAATC